CGATCATAAAAGGTTATATCACTTAATTTTATTTCAAATTTCAAAATACGTTGTAATAATCAAAGTTTTATATCGTGGTTTATTAAAACCACTTATACAAAACACAATATTTAAAATTCATTTTTTGACGAATTTTTGACGGCAAATAAAAAAGAGGGTAGCAATTACGCTACCCTCAATTTCATATACAACTGTTGTTGCAAGCCGTGCAACTCGGAGATAGGTTAGATCACCACGCCTTTACTGTATAAAGTACACTACCACCTTTGAATTGTGTTCCCTCAAAATGCCCTAGCATTTCAACTCTACCAGCTTGATAGCCTATCGTTTCGTACATTTTCTTATCAATCACAGTAACACCAGCTTTTATTTTATGTTCTTTATTTAAATTGATTTTGTATACATCTACTTTCTGTTCATCTGTATTAGCAACTACCGCCGTCCTATCAGATTTTTCTGTAGCTGCTTTAGGCAAATTAGGGTTGCTATGTGCAATTTCCTGTTTCACCTTTTCTGCAGCAACCTCAACTGTAGGTGCTTGTGTGTAATAAGTCGCTACTGGTTGAGTTTTTTCCTTAATGGAAATAACTTCTTGTGCTTGTTTCTCTGTAACATGGATTGCCTTGGCCAAATCCTTTGGAGATTTAGATTGTTGTTGTGTAATTACAACTGGCTTTTCAATCTGTTTCTGTTTATACAGATGATAGCATCCTACACACAGGAACATGAACACTAATAGCGGAATTAGCACCTGTATGGTGCGTTTGTGTGTTTTGATATAAGTTAGTATCTGACTAAGTATAAACACGCTCTTATACCCCCTCTACCTCTTCCATTAGCATTTTTAACGCTTTGAATTTCTCATCGGCAAATCGATTGTTTAGGCTTTCCCTTAATGCGCTACTATTCCATTCAAGGCTCATGCACGTATCATAGATGCCAGCTATAAGGTCATAATCAAAACGCTTATCATCAATATAGGATAAGTTAGGCAATTCAATATTCAATGCTTTTTCCATTAGTTTTAATGCATCGTTAAACATATTAACAATTTCACCAGTACCATATTGTACTGCTCTACTCCACACTACATCTTTTAATGCATCAGAATGCTTCTCTACATTAAACATATTCTGTCTTAGGTACTCACACGCTACATCGTAGTATGCGGACTTGATGTAATCATGCTGCATCTTTTCAAAGCCTACCGCATCAAATGTACCTAATTCTTGCCACTTAGCAATAAAGCCATCAGAATTGATTTCTCCACTATCAATCAAGGCTCTTGCGTAGTCGGTGTAAAAGCCACCTTGTTTTAATCCCCAACCAAGAAATGCATCAACACTACCACAATTACTTGCTAGTTGATATGTACCATAAGAGATACCGCCAGCATCATTGATGCCACTAGATACACACGCTGGATCACCATTACTTTCATATTCAGCACTCAACTGTCCTAATTCAGCCATTCTAATTACTCCTTTTCTTTGTCATTGCTGCCCCCATTCATATATTGGGAACGCTTAACACCACCAGTAGCACCAATATAACCACCTAACACACCAACTATTACGCTTGCCAAATCTTTCTGTTCAAGATAAATAGTCATAATTAGTGCGGTTGCTAGTGCCACTAATGTTATAGTATCTTCATAATGAATTTTCATTTAATCGCATCCTTTATTGATTTAACGAACGCTATCAACTCTTTAACCAATTTCATCGCACGTTGAAACCATGCACTTTCTACAAATTCTAGTTCAATCATATTCTCCACAATAGATGCTAATTCAACCATGATAGGTACTAGGTACAACAATGTAGATAAGAACACGTCAATGCGACCTAACATAGGAATGTCTACATCAGGCAATGTTAAGAGAATGAATGATAAGAGGAATAACCAAGGATAAGACTTAACTAATTTTTTAGTCATATCTGCTCTTAGTTTTCCGCTCACAAGAAATCTGCGTTGCTTACCATTAACTTCAACACTCGCCCATCCTCGCCATATAATCGCAAGGAACATATTCTTAATGGTTAATTCTCTATTAGTAGCCAAATTAAAATTGCGTGCCTCGACTAAGACACGCAAGAATGTATCAACAAACACCAATACAACACTTGTAAATATGGCTAGTGAAATCCGCACCGCCTCTGCCACGTTAAACCCCTCAACCATGAAAGGTGCTAATACAACTTCAATCATTCTTACTCCCCAATTCGTTCGATTTTTATAGTAAATTTATCATTTTTTATCCAAAAATCACCACTCCACCCATTAATATTAAAGTATGCTTTCATAATAGGTGGGCGCAAATTTTCAGCCCTCACATTTACCTCAATATCCATTGAGGTATTAATTGTAAAATCATTAACGTGTTCAGCATTATAAACAGTCGCTCTATACCGACCCTTAGGCAAGTATACAAACATTTTTTCTGTACCCCTAATATCCGTAGGGTACTTTTGCCAATTCCAAGTAGTAAATGACACAGGGTTAGTTTGAACATACCTCTTGCTACCATTTGATATACGTTGCACAGCAAGGGCGGTTTTATCCGCCCCCAATCGTGCATAATATGTTTTTCCATTAATAACTATTGGTAGTCGATTTTCGCCTACATCACGCAAGTTATCAGTTAGTCCAAAGGTTAGTGTATCGTTACCTTTTTTAATGTTTAAACTAGGCATTATTCAACATACACCTCATTTCCACCATTAGCACTCCACAATTTCAATCGACTATTTAATGATGTTTGTACTCTCCCCCAAGATTTCCATTTATCAGCCATAAACATTCTGTGGTATGTTTCACCATTGAACGCATGGAATGTTTGGTCTATCATCTTACCTTTGCCAAAATTCATTACAATTAGCATCCCTTGTTTGTGGCTACGTGGTGGATTATTAGCACCGCCATCAAAGTTGATTTCGATTGCCCCTTGTTCTGTGAACGTGTTCCAATCTGTCGCTGCATCAACTTTAGAATATGGAAAACCTAACTGGTCTACTTCTGTTTTCTTAACAAAGTTATCGTCTACATCCTTTTTCTTATAAATTGCCGTTCCGTAATGTTTGGTGGTAAGTACTGTGAAACTATCTGTACCATCATAGTGTTTAAATTCCTTACCTTTAACAAACGTATTAACGGAGTTATCGCCAAGTTCTACGTTACCGCTAGTAGATACTTTAGCCATGCCAACACCATGTCCATCTGGTTTGTAACCCTCGATTAAAGTGTTATTAGCCATTTTAAGTGCGCCATTTAATGTACCGCCTGTTAGTTTCAAGTAATCAAGCGTTGCCAATCGTGCAGTATTGATAGAGTTTTGATAGTCCTTATTCGGATCACCAACATAAATATCAACTTGGTGTCGCTTGTTTGGTTTTTCTGTTAAAACTGCAAAATAGAATTTTCCGTTGTAATAAGCTATATCTTCGATTTCAGTAGTTCTATTGATTTCAATAATCTGTTTAACTGTACCAAACGGAGTACATTCAACCAAACTGCCAAGCGTTGCACTCATGATGCAGCCGTTTAACATGAATGCACCATTGTTATTGAAATCATCATATTCATAATCGACTTGATATGTTTTTAGTTTCTTGAAATCATCGTTGTACAAGTTGATCTCTCGTAATCGTTGTTGACCGCTAATAGGTACGATGCTTACATAAGTCCGTGTGATTGGGTCATATCCAATATTAAATACACGTTCATTCAATGTGATAGTACGTTCATATTGCATTGTGTCTGCGTTAAGTACTGTTAAGTTGTTACCATTTTTTAAGCCGTTGGCAAGGTAAATCTTATTAGTGTACTTGTTGTAGCACATGGTGTTACAATGCCCCATCTTATCAGGGTCATTAAATTTGTAAGTACCTACAATCTCAAACGTAGATGAATTGAGCTCATAGATTATTTGGTTGTTACCATCACCGCTAATACAAGCTAACACGAATACATTCTTTTTATCGTTGTAGGTAAAACCTTGACATTGGTTGACCTCATCGCCGTATTGAATATTTTTCACAAAGGCAATATTAGATGAACCTTTAAGCATTGGTGTTTCAGTAGGATAGAATGGTTTTACATTGTTATATGTACCCATATCCATGACACTATCTACTGTGTTAAAGGTTAGATGTTCATTGATTTTGTAGATGCCATTCGGTACTAACAATATCTTATTCTTCAAATTATCATTAGCACGTTTAAATGCTGCGGTATCATCTGCTACACCATCACCGACTGCCCCAAAGTCTTTTACGGAAACGATGCCATACAAGCTATCTTTAGTTTGATATTTTGCATCAGCCTCGGTTTTGGTAACTAAGCCGCCACCATTAGGTAGTGCAATCTGTTCAGCCTTAGCAGCTGCAGTTTCAGCACGTTTAGCAGCATCTGTTGCCTTGATAGCATTACTTGCGATTGATGTTTGTTTATTATCAATATCTGTTTTTAAATTACGTGCTTGGCTAACTAACTCATTAATATCTCGTTTATCAACAGTTGTTTGTCCAGCATATGCCTTAGCATCTCTGACTAATCGTTCAGCAGTAGCAACATTAGTTGAGGATGTATCTAGTGCTGTATTAGCCGTTGCCAATTTATCATCAACAGTAGATGCAATAGCTTTGATTTCTTCACCTAATCGGTTGATTATGTCTGCATTAGCGTTAATCTTATCTGACTTTTCGCTAATTACATTCATAGCATTCATAGCATCATTAGCTGCTTTTACAGAACGCTCAACAATATCTTTCGCAACTTCATTTGCATTCTTATCACTATCTACACGAATTTTAAGTGATCTATCTAAATCAGCTTTCATTTCTTGTAAGATAAGTACAATCTTATCCGTTGCGTGTTCGATATTCTCGAATGGGTATTCATCAGGCAAGTCCATATCTTGTGAAATTGGTGTTTTACGCTCCAAGATAACCTTTTGCCCTACGGCTAGTGCATCCCCATTAGCTGGGTAAATTACCGATTTGGTGCTTTCGTCATAATCGATGTTCCCAACTTGTACCGCCTCTGTACCATCTTCATCAACTATAGTTAGTTTAATGTCCTCGATTTGGACAAAATCATATGGGAAAATAAACTTCTTATTTCGCCCATCACATTGATACACTACAGATGGTTTTAGTACTTCTGGTGTCAATTTAACATCCCCTTTCAGTTGTATATAAATAGGACTACCCATTATGGATAGTCCTTATTTATCAATGTTTCTTTTTATCTTTTTTAGTTTTTAATCTACGGTCAAACATGATAGCCATGATTACATCTTCTAAGGCTGCATCGGTATCGGTGAAAGCATATCTAGCTAATGTCCATAGTCCGTCTGTAACAGTATCACTAAACCCTGTTGCTCTGTTTGCTAACTGACTAAAACTTCTACCTACATCAATACCATCTTTTTTATCGCTAGCAATAGCGATGCTAACATCATAGAATTTTTCTGCAATGCTTGTAGCTAATACTGTGTTTCCTTTGTTATAAGGTCTTTCTCCCAATATAAACTTCATAGCCATATTGGTTATATCCCTAACCAACGGAACACCCATAGTACCTTGTGCGACCAACTCTTCGATAAATGACTTAGCTAAATCTTCTGGTTTATCATCATCGCCATTCGTCATAGCTTTGTAAGCCATCATGCCTATTGCTGGAACTACCAATGACCACCATAGCACTTTAACGAACCTTGCATAATCACCTGTATCTTTTCGTGCGTAGTTACCCTCTGTAATGATGTTATATAACGTATTAGCGTAGGAATAGAACGGAATAAACATTTGCATAATAGAACTTCTAGCACGTTGAATAGCAGCAGCATCTTTAGTATCACCACTACCAAATATATCTCTGACTGCTCTATCGCCAGCATCGATAGATTGTTGTTCTATCCATTCAAGACTTACACCCTCTTTACCAATTAGTTCTGCTTGCTTTTGATCATATGCAAACTTCCATACAGGAATGGATAATGCAAAGTCTGTTTCTGTAAGTAATCTGAACCCCATTTGATTTATATCATCTCGAATGTCAGATAACTGTTCTACCTTATAACCACCAACATTTGTATCACCTAAACGTAAACCTTTACCAGCGATAGATAAACCTTGTTTCAAGTCTTTATCTAAAGTTTGAACACGTTCACGCATGAATATTGAGTGTTCTAATACAAAATCTCTAGTGTTGTTATAAGTAGTTGTGCCGTGTCCGTAAAAACCAATACCAGCATGATTGATGGCTCTAATGGTATTACCTACACCGATACGATAGAATGCAACAGGAATGTTCAACGCATTTTGTAATGCTACGGATACACGTCCAACCATAACAGCTGTATTTGTATTCTTTTTAAGCGTAAGAATTAATCTGTCAAAATCATTTGTTTTAGCTGGTTCATCTTGCCAGTTATCACGAACCCAAGTTCGCAAGAATTGGTAAGTATCAGCACCAAACTTATCTACAATATAGTTTTGTAGTTCACGATTAGAGATTAGCTTATTAACATCAGTTACTGCCTTACGCATTGTTACATGGTTAATAGCCTCTGTGATTGCATTAGGAATTACATCAAAATCAAGCAACAATGATTTATCCTTAACCACATCTAAACGTGATTTAGTAGCACTCATACCAGTACCCCAAACTGCATTGCTACTAACCATAGTTTTTGCAATATCTTCAACTTGGTTATCACTAACAGATGCATTTACTTTAGGGTTATACACGATAGGGAAATATTGCCCCTCAATATTTCTACCACCAATAGTAAATGTCAAACCCTCTACTTTCTTTAATGGGTTTCCATAAAGTTCCTCTTGTACCTTACTACGTTCTTCAAAGAATGAATTGATATGATCCCATGTACGAATAACAAACTCCCAGTCCTTATCGGTCATGTGTTCTTGGAACGCACGTTCAATATCAACTTCATTTGCCTTTGTAGTTTCCGTAACACGTTGTCGGTTGCTTTCAGTACCCCAGTTAAGGGCAATCATGATTAATTGCTCTTTAGTAAGTCCATACAAGTTACCAACTGTATATAGATGTTCATTACGCATATTGAATAATTCACGCTTGGAATATATTCCTACATCTTTTGCTAATCTACGCATTGATACTTCTTTACGTTCGTTGAACGCTTGCGTAGCACGGCTGATAGGGTCATAGATGTATTTAACTGCAAAGCCGTTTTTACCGCCACCCATTCTACGTAAGAATGTTTCAACTTTAAGTAATGCTAGATGAAAACTATATAGCTTACCACTTACTGCATCCATCTTAGTTTGATTGTTGAGTTTGTTGAATACATCGCCACTTTCTTTACCAAATGTTTCTGTAGCCTCACCGATGATTTCTTGTACTGCATTTTCAAATGATACGCTTTCACCCTTATCATTCAAGATGGTTGTACCCTCATACTCGTTTCTGCCATTCTTATACATACCAGTCATGAGTTCTTCTAGTGTTTCTAATTCATTCATGGTGATAGAACGGAACGGTTTAGGTGTTTTAGAGTAGAACATCTCAACTATCCAAGGTTCTAACTGAACCATGCTTTGTTGATTTAGAATACCAACATCAGGATCTAGTGCAGCTAGTACTGTATTCATATCAAACCCATCAACAGGTGGTAAGCCGTCATACTTAGTTAAACCCATTTGGTATGCCATGTGTGCGTAGAAATAACGCATATTAGGTTCAATAGCAATAGGGTTTTTAGGTCTAGTCATGCGTTGTAATTGTTGTTTCAATTTCAATCGCAACTTCTTGGACTTTTCAAAGTTTTCAAACGCCACTCTTGCCCTTGCTTGTTGTAGCATCTGCTCACGTTTAAAGCCAAGTGCCTTATCTACATCACCCACTGCCAATGCTCTATCAGCTTTCTTTCCAGCGGTTACCGCTTTATTCTGATACGTTTTAAACTGAATAGCATTAGAAATAGGCAACTCACCTAATTCTTTTCTTGCTCGGTTCATGTAGTCAGAAATTGTACCAAGTCCAGCACCTCGAATAGAACGAACATTATTGATGCGGTTATTCAACATAGCTTGTAAGCGTTTGATACGTTCTTCTGCTTTTTCTAATTGCTTAGTAGTATCACTCAAAGCAGCATCTACTTTTTTCTTATCAGATTTTAACTCATCGTACTTAGTAGGTTTAACCTCTTTTTCGATTTCGTCTAATTCTGTATCGATGGTTTCTGCGTTAGGGTCTAGTTTACGAATACGTTCTAACAATTCCCAGTTCTTCGCTAGTTCACGATTAGTAGACTTTTGAATAATCTTACTTTCTTCTTCGGTTAATCTCATTTGACCTTGTGTACTAAGCAAGATTTCTTCTGCTATTTGCTCGTTGGTTTTGTCTGCATTGTTATCTTTCATAAACTCTGCTTTCGCATTGTCCATTTCTTGATTGATAGCATCGTTAAATGTAGCACCAGCTTGTTCTACTTCCGCTTTCTCTAGCTCTTCAATAGAGTTGTACTGTGTATCTTTTAAAGCACCCTCACCAAACACGTTGTATCGTTGATGCTCTTTGTAGATAGGATATTGCTCAATCAATCGTTTTTCGATTTCAATTTGGATAGCATCCTTTTCTTTATCCCATTCCTTGATAGGTCTATTATCAAGTTCTTTCATGAGTTTTCGCATTACACGTTCTTTTGCTTTTTCTTTTACATCAGAAATATAAGATTGCATACGTGCTTGGTCTTGTTCGGATAATTGCTTATAGAGTTCAGTTTTTTCAAACTGTTCTAATTGTTGTTGCTCTGCGTATGCCTCAATATCCTCTTGGGTTGCGATCATACGTGCCATAACATCTTTAATATCAGTTGGTACTTCACCACCTAATCGTTGAACGCTACGATAAATGTATGTTAGCCACTTGGAGAATTGACGGAATACTCTTTGCAATGCACTTGTTGGTGCTTCGCCACTTCGCAAGTAGCTTTCCCAACCTCGTGCAAATTTTTCGTGTGCTTTCGTATTGTCTACGTTTTCACCATCAACCCAACCGCTCCACTCTTTCAACTTGTTCCAATCTGTTACAAGTTGCTCAGGTGCGTTTTCCATAGATGCTAGCTTTTGTATATCATCAAAGAATACGTGACCCATCTCATGCAAGAATGTACTTCTATCAGCTGTCTTGAAAATGCTGATAATGCGTTCACCATCTTTCATGATTTCTGTCATGCCGTTTATAGATTGGTTATACTTTTCAATGACTTTGATTGCTTTATCATCGAACACTACATAGCATCGTCCGTCTGTATATCCATCATATGTAATGCCCTTAACACCAGTTGAGTTTAAAAATTCAGATGCACCTTTATCACCGCCAAATGCTTTTGACAATGCAACATAAACATCTCTTCCTGTATATGGTGTTTTTGTAAATGTATCACCGATACTTTCCAAGATCTTATCTTCTTTTATTTTTTCTTTTACACCCTCAACTTCTTTCTCTTTTTCTAGTGCCGATAACTTTTCATTAATTTCACCTATTAACTTTTTAGCCATTTCAAATGTATTATCTGCTTTTAACTCGTCAAAGTTATATCCGTACTCAGTAGCAGCTTCTCTAGCGATTTTTTCTTTTATCTTATTTACATCGTTTGTTAAAGCCTCAACTATATATTCCCTATCTTGCTTTACACTCTGTATTTTGCCTAGTATTTTTTCATACTCTTTATTAACAGGATAAGATGGATGTTCTTTATAGTGAGACAATAAAGCTTTACGTTTATCAATATCTAAATCGTTAATTGCTGATACTATTTTACTAACAACATCTTTATTTTGCTCTTTGAAATATTTATCTTCATCAAGCATTGTTTTTTCATCTGGGATTTCAACTTTGAATAATTTCGGATTTGTAGTTCCTAATCGCTTAGACAATTCCTTTTGATAATTCCTAGATACTGATTTTTTCTTAGCAAAATACAAACCCCAACCATGTGCTTGATTACCCTCACCAGTACCAATAGCACCTAAATCAAATGTGTCAAAGTCATGTGGTGAACCATGCCATGCAGCTTGATAATACTGATAATTATGTTTCTTTCGGAGATTGTCTAAATCAGTTTCGTTTGGTATACTATTAATAAATGAACGACTTAGTTTAATCCCCCCAAGCCATGGTGGCTGGTTTTTTGGATTATTACTAAGTCGTTCTTTGTTTATATATATTAAATCCCCACCCAATAACAAATCATAATACGCTATATTGGTATTTCTAGCATAATAAGATTGTACAACATGATAATCACCTCTATTATTATATTTGTTCAATAATATCGGCATCATTATAGGCTTTCCGTTTAAACCAATTACTTCAGTTATAATGATAATTTTTTTGCCATTATCTGCGCTAAATATTGCAGATGGATTCGCAATGGTATTAGGTAACTGTTTTAACATATCAATGGAAACTGTATCGTTATGTCCAGATAAAATCCTTTTACCGTTAGAATCAAATACAGGTGCACGCAATATTTTATGCAAAACACCGCCTGTAATTTTGATTCTTTTTAAGTCAAGATTAATTAAGTCAAAGACTAATGGTGAATCCATTATATCTATTGTTTTTTTACTTCCTATATTGTTAGCATTATCTACATTGTTAGCCCAATCACTTAATACTTTATCAAGTTTGCTTTCCCATACTGCTTTTGTATTTTGATTATAACCTTTTTGATTGTCTAAAACTGCATTCATATTAATTCGCACGCTATCATGCAAATAGTCCATAGCGGTATAACCGCCTTTGCCCATTTGTCGCATATATTGTGCCATTATATCAGCGTGTTGTGCCATTAACAATGCATTTGCTTTTGCAGTTTCACGTTGTTTTCTATTTGTGCTTTCGCTAATAGCTTTAACTACTTCGTTGTATACATCATATCCACTTTTAGATAATTGCATCCGTAACGCTATGTCATTATTCGCCAATTCAAAGACTTTATCTTTCATAGCCTCTAAACTTTCGATTTGCATTAACATATGTTCCATATCTGCATAATGTGCATCAGATTGTGCTAATGCATCAGCGTTACCATCAAGGCTTGCCGTTGTAGTCGCTCGGCTATACTCATATGCTGCTCGTCTGCGTTCCGCATTAGTACGTGGTGCTTTACCGCCATTGTTAGCTTTATAATCAGTTAGCCATTGTGGTTCAATACCAGTACTTACCGCATCATTGATAGATTTATCAGAATTGTCAAAATCACTTGCATAGGTTTCTCTGTACTTTTCTTTTAATGTATGCAATAGATTATTAAAGTTACGTTTAATGTTTGTAGGGTCAGATAGTACCTCATTAAGTACTTCACGATCTACATCAGATGCACCATCAAATTCATTACGGATAATATCATCTTTGATACGTTCCGCTCGTTTAGATGTATCATCTTTCAATACAGATTTAGCTACATCTACTTCTTGTTTTGCACGTTCTAGTGTAGCCAATGACATACCACCTCTAGTAAAGTAAGAGGTTTGTTTCAATGCATCTACTGTTTCATCGGATAAGTTCATTGATACTTGTGCATAACTACCAATAGGAATTTCAACAGGTGCATCTGCCTCGATAGCTGCTTTTACTTCCTCTTGCGTTACTAAGCCATTATCTACCATATCACGGATAGCAAGTTGTCCGTTTTCAGATTGTACTAATTCTGCTACATCTACATATTGAGTTGATAACCCAATCTTATCGCCCTGTGCTTGTACGATTTTTCCGTATAGTTCAGGGTTTTCTTTTGCGATTTTATTGGTAGTACTATCTTTACGAACATTATCCATAATAACTGCGCCGTTGCGGTTTTGCTCTGCAATGATAGCTGCTTGTTGTTGTTCAGGTGTCAACTTTTGGAAATCACGAAAAGCCTTTGCAGTACGCACACCACCTACTGCACCACCAATAGCACCAAAACCGATTACCGCTGGCAATGCTTGTTTCATTGCATCTAATGAACCTATAGCAATATCACCTACGCTATAATAACCCTCTAGGTCATTATCCTTGCGTGTTAGGTTATGTTGCACCTTTTCGTTTACATCTTGCAAGCCCTCTTCAAAGAGTTCAGGTACACCAGCTTTAATAGAGTTTTTAGCCATCTGTGCAACAGTTGTACCAATACCTCTATCAAATGTTTTAACAGTATCACCAACACCAGCACTAATAGCTTTTGCAATCATGCCTTTAGGTGCTACTGCTTTAAAGGCTTTACCCATAGCTGCAGTTGCTGCAAACTCAATACCTGCATCAATAGCAGCATAAGACATAGCATATTGATTAGCCTCTTGGTCTGTGTATACTCGGTTGCCGTTAGCATCTTTCTTTTGCGTGAGTTCAATGTACTTATTGCCAAATGACATTTTGTACATATTACGTGCCATATCAGCACCGCCACCCCATTTAGCACCAGTAGCAGCACCAGCGGTTGCACCTACACCCTCTGTAGCTAAGCCACCAATTAATGCACCAGCAACTGCACCAGCTACCGCACCTATACCACCTTGTTTTGCCATCATGTAGCCTTGCCCTGCGGTTTCACCGATTACAGATTGTGCTACATCTAGTCCATCTGCATGACGATAATTTGCAAGGTTAGTTTGTAAGCGTTGAATTTCGTTTGTTAATTCTTCGATTTTCTTAGGGTCTGTAGTGTTGGATAATTCATAACCAACATCACCTAATTTCATCTGATCATTGATAGACCATATATTCTGTTGGATGCTATCCCATATACCATGAGTAGATTTGATAGACTGCAAGTTATCTAAACTATATATAGCCTCTGATTGTGAACCATATTTAATTTTGTATAACTCTGGGTACTCATCATATAGCGACTGTACTGTTCGCCCTCTATCAACTTGATTAGCAAGATAAGCTGCCCTCGTGAACCCTGTTTCACCGCTATTTAAGATAACATCTGCACCGATGTTTAATTTATTAGCATAGTCTAGTGCTGCATTAGCTTTTACTGCATCATTACTTGCATAGATAAAACGTGCGGATGCAGCTTGTAAGGCTGGGTTATTTATAATAGGGTTTTCCTTTAAAGCCTCGCCAATGGTAGATACAGTCTGTAAGGTTCTATCCTTACCACCACCAGTTGTATCGACTAGATAAGGTGCATCTGCTAAATTGCCTAACGCATTACCTACTTGTTTTACTGCATCTACTGCATTACCTACAACTCCATTAACAGGTGTACCTAATTCTCCATGATCGCCATCCTTGTTAATAAATGGGTTGATTTTCTGTTGTTCTATTTTCCATGGGTTATTAGACATATTTCCACCTATCCCTCAATATTATACTTAGCATGGAATGTACCCTCATCCATATCTTCAAAATCACCATTAGATTTATAAAGTCTTATATAATGTGTATCACCAAGTACTTTCCAATTAACTATACCATCACCAGCCAACATAGCCATCGATGTATTAGTTTTATAATTATCTCCATTTTGCCAAAAGTGCTCTACTTTTGTTGTTTCAATTATTGTATTACCTGCTATTTCATGTGCAGCCCAATCTAACTCAGTACTTGTTGGTTCTCTTCCTTCAGATGCTCTAAACTTAGATACCCATGCACCCATTTGTTGTTTAAAGCCTATCTTTGCTAACCCTTTTTGTTGCTCGTTCATGTTCTCTAAACTATCGTTAAGAACATAATTCACACCAGCTAACTCTGGTGCATAATCACCAGTTCCGTTATCACGGTCATTAACTGTTCTACGCAATGAGTTGTATTGCTCTAATGATAAGTTAATATGATTATCATCAATAAATTTAAAGATTTCTTCTTGTGATTTGTTATTACCAATCATAGAACGTATTTCATTCATTCCCCATGATTGTGCTGCCGCTTGTTGTTCTTTTTTATCAGCTCGCATAAATTGGTTCCTTTGTGAACCAAAAGCTAATATCAAATCTTTGTTATCGCCAATAGCGTTACTTAACGCATTCGCTAGTTCACCATTAGATGCACCATTTTCTTCCATTTTATACAGCATTAATTGGATAGCCTCTTTTTGCCTAGCCAATTCTTCTGCACGTGCTTTTTTACGCTTGGACACTTCCAACTTATAGGCTTTCATATATTCTTCTCGTTTTTGTAAGAGTTCGCCATCCGTATATCCTTTAGCACTACCACTAAACTTACCTACACCAACTACTGGGTATATATCAGCACTAACAATAGACACACCACCGCTACCAGCTTGTGCAACTTTACCATCTCCCATATAGATACCAACATGAGTTACACCTTTATAGGCTTGATTGTTCGTATTTACTGCACTCGGATCATCACTAGGCGCCCATCGTTCGTTATTGCTTTCTACGTACCAAAATACTAAATCACCTTTTTGTGCTTGCGATATATCTTTTACAAGTTTACCCTCTTGTTCCGCTTGTAAATACTGACCATCTGCGGTGCGGTAGTTAAGAGTAACCCCAGCTTTTGACATGGCATCTAAAGTGAATTTACCGCAATCTGTACTTTCACCACCATCACCACCTAGCACATATGGTTTGCCTAACTGTTCATTAACTGCACCATCAAGTGCAGGTAGGTTTATATTTCCACCTTGCCCTGCCTTAGGTAGACTAGCTATAAATGCATCAGCACCTTTTTCGATGCTTGCATCATCTTCACCAAAGGTATCTACATCACCTGCAATACGTTTATCGATGGTTTGTTGCGTGTTCACCTTATCGATGGCTACTGCAGCTTTAGATAATACACCCTCACTTACACCCATTTCTCGTAGTGCTGCGATCGTTTGTGGACCTGCAGTAATATCATTTCGTGTTACTGTTTCATCAATAACTGAAGCACCTACTCTGTCAGCTACTTCTTGATATTTAGCTTTTACAAACTCTTCACCTCTATCACCATACATAGTTTCAATACTATTCTTAATGGTGTTAAGAGAATTAGATACAATGTTAGGGTTGTTATAGCCTAGTACTGCAATCTGTTCAGATGATTTCACATTGTTGTTAAATGTTACATCTTTGTACTTTTCACGTTCAGAACGCTCGTGCACTTGTACACGCATATTATTTGCGTGATAGTCTTTCTCTACCATTTGAAGAAAACGCTCACGCAAGCGGTTGTTGTTCGGTAATTTACTTAACACATCATCTCTAATGTTACGTTCCGTTTCATTGAACAGTTGTGTTGCATTAGCTGCACCATCTAACTCTTTATGTAAGATGCCGCTTTCTTTATTTGTCAGTTCATAAGATACTCTATTCTTATAATCTGTTTCAGCGTTCATATAGGCAATGTTCAAATCTTCATCAAGTCGCTTTTGCATCTGTGCGTTAATATTATCAATGGCATTAATTACACCTTTTAAGCCTTGTTGATTACCGCCAAACGCTAATTCATTTCCAGTAGCTTGAACACCACCGCTTATGGTATTTAGTTTTTGTTCGCCATTGTAATTAACTAACTTCATTAAATGCCCCACCTATTATTTCTAACTGCACCTCTAGTTACAAACTTAACATTTGATACACCAGCTGCTTTTAATGTACTTTCATTTGGTGTGTAGTAGTTTGTATTAGCTTTAATATTACTACCGCCATACTGACCTTTAAGACCATAGATACTAGATGCACCACTCAATATCGTTCCTAACATAGCCATTCTAGTTTGTGATTTAGCGTTGCTTGCTGCTGCTCGTGCGGTGCTTGCCTCGTTGCGGTAGTTCATGCCATTAAGATATTCGTTATAGATACTGTTATTCTTGTTAGTTTCCCAATTCTGAATATCCTTGTTGTACTCGTCATAGCTAGATGCCATGAGTTGTAATGGTGTACCGCTCATAGTCAAGCCACTTGCACCAGTTTCTGCCACGTTCTGCCCTTGGATAAGTCGCATCTTATCTGACATCTTATCTCGTTCTTGCAAGGCTTGGTCTGCAATCTGTTCTTGCTTGCGATCACTAATGCGTGCATTAGCCTCTGCTACCCTTGCTTGTTGTGCGTACATTGCAGCTTGCGCCTTACCTTGTTGATGTTGTGTAAACAATGTACCAACCATGCTTGCTGCAGTTAATGCAATAGGGTTACACATTCGCATCCCCCTTTCTCAATGTGAATAAAACCATATCCCCATCGTTAATATCGTAATGAATAACCGCACCTAAAGACTTTAGCCATCTAATGGTGCGGTAATTTTCTTTATGTATGTAATTAAACAAACATTCCCTAGTTTGTAGCCATTCCCTAATGATATTTCTACTAACTTTGATGAATTGTTTTTGTAGTGTTAAACTACGTTCAAAATCTTTACTCCCCAAAAAATAAATGCAATGCATCCCATTTAATGATGTATTCGATACCCCATACACACATAATGGCTTGTTATTATCAATAACAATTCGACTTTGATAATCTTCCCCAAGAATATCGTTCACAAAGTCTTTTTCGCTATAGTTTGAATTTTTTCGATTGATATATTTAACCTCTAAGGCATCTATCGAACGTAAGTTGATATATAATTCACGAATTAAAGAAACGTGCTTATAGGGGCAAATATTACATTCCATGAACATTTGGGAAACCACCGCCAATTTCTACCTCTCTTGTAACCGCTAACAGGTTAAATGGGAAAGGTTTTGAGTGCTTTATGCAAATTTCTGTATTTGTATTTACACTAGTTGCTATCTTAGGTAATGCGATTACAGTATCGCCAGTAAATAGAGATTTAGGTTTTAAGATTAAATCATCTACATCATCAAATGTTTTACCTACGCTGCCACCATACGAACGATATAAACGCAACGCAACTCGTGTTATAGTTACCAATCTGCATTGTAGTGTGCCATCATTAATTTGTTGCTCTACGCTAGGTATTTTGATTTTAGTAGTGTATGGCAAACCAACAGTAATTACATTTGCTTTGCCGTCTAATTTAATAACCCCAGTTGGTGGCACTACCCTAGATGGCATCTGTTGTCCATCAACTACTATGTCTACCATTTGCCCTACTAGGTGAGGTGCGTTAATGTAATCGGTCTTAATTGAATTAGCGACTTTAACATAGCAATCTAGGAACACATCGGAGTTATCTTCTGTGTACAACGGAATACTACGTTCAATACATTTCACATTCTTATTATTGATAACACGATCTACTACAAAATAGATTGTGTCTTGTTCGCCCTCTGCCACACTCTCTACATATCGGTATTTACCATTTGTAACAAAGTGCGACCAACCATACACCTTTTGTTCAGGTATATAAGTTAAACAATTGAGTTGCCCATCATCTCGAACGTAGTAAATAATACTGTCAGGGTCTTGTGCATAAGCACTCGTTACTGCCACATGACCTTTAACCAATGTTTTAACAAACAACGTAAGGTCTTGTCCTGTGTAGTTGTCGCTTTCGTAAGAGTACCCCATATCACGAACAGTACCGCCACGCTCTTGAACGAATACGCATCTATTACCGATAAACTGTGGTTCACACTTTAATGCACCACGTTGTGTTTGTGTTTTCAAATAGCAGTTAGTAGGTGTAATAGTCTTGCTCCCATCAACTATCCATTCATTACCACTTGTTAAAACAATCAAGTCATTAGCTGGTACAAGGTGTCTAATTTCATACATCTTGCGGTTGATTACTGGTAGTGTGATTGCGCTATCATCTGTGATTGTACCGCCTACTTTTTCAACCCCAAAGTTAGGATAATCACCAGTACGGCTAAACCAAATATAGTTAGGTTTGCTATCAGTAGCAGCAACTACAAATCGGTCTTGATAGAATGTACATAGTTTCGGATAACCTCTCCCCCTATTCCAACTGCCTAGCTTCCATTGGTGGCTTGGTTCACCCTCTTTAATGCCGTTCAGAACATTAACCTTTGCGTTCTTAGCATCGGTTACGCTTTTAATCTCAACGATACCATATTGAGTGAATGGCATGATAGATAAGTCGCAATTCACAGAACCGCCTTTAATATCGGAGATATATTTTAACCTTGCTCCAGCCTCTATCTTACCTGTATCAGTAACATTGTAGTCATTCTTAGAGGTGTATGTTCTGTAATCTTTCCATGTTTGACCATCGTTGTTAGAAATCTGTAATTTGACTGTACCTTCCCATGTACCATGCGTTGTGAATTTCCACGATAGTTCTGTATCAGTACTATACGCTCCAACATTATAATTAATGTTGTTGTACGTTTTTTCAGTTCTCTGTGGTTGCATGTAGCGTTTTACTTTTTTCTCCACAACTTCGCCAGCGGACTTTGTATGTACCGCCTCTACATAGTATGCAATTTGAATTACACTACCTACCATATCTTGTGTGAAGAGGTCTTTAGTGGATGTGATCGTATCACCATTAACAGTTAATGTGTATCCATTATCCGTGTTGATTTCATCATAAGGTTGTTCAGTCAGCTTGTAAGCACTCATCCTCCAATCAGTATCGCTATATCGTGATAGCGTTTGAATAGGGTACTTACCGCTACAAATAAACATTATATCGCCACTTTGGATGCAGTTTAATTCGCCTACAATATCCGCCTCAAATGGTGTTGCTACTTCAACATTCGTATATACACCATTTCGCCACACCCTAACATATCTATCACCAAATTCAAGCATGAACGATTGGTTTTTATTGGTTGTAAACTCAAACAGTCTAACAGGTTTATCGTTGTATTTAGCATATCCGATAAACTGTGAACCTTGCCTACGTGCTACCGCTCCATAGGGTCTAATTACCGCATTTTCAGCAAGTAGTAATGCACTTTTATATTGTTCTAAGTCAAATCGACTAGATACATCAGGCGATACTTCGCCTGTAGTAAATGCGACTTGTCCGATATACATAGGTTGCATATCACCAACTCCTTGCTTTCAAATAGCTAGATACATAAGGCATATCTAGTCTGCGCTCTTTTGCACTCATAGATTTTGCCTCTTGTAATGCTGCTTGATACAGTTTGTATGATTGGTCAAACAAACCACTATTACCAGTTAGTGGCATTGCTAAATCAGATGCCATCTTACACACCAATGCTTTAACGAATATAGGGTTCATTACATCTGCATCGGTTATATCGTACACATAATCAATGTGCATCAATGGTACATCAGATACGATGTACTTTGTATTGTTATCAGTTAGGTAAACATCATATTCACGTTGCTTTTCCGCTCGGTATCGTTCACCCTGTGGAATTACCGCAAGGATGCGAACACACTTTTCAGGGTACGCATATACATAACCCCAACCATTAATCTTATGTTCTGATAACACCGCACGTTCACGCTTTCGTGCAAAGTTCCATTCATATTGTTCTAACAATACTTTACGTGTTAGATCATAATGCAATCTGCATTGTCTAGCAGGTTCTGTTTCTTCCATCATAGAACGGATGCGACCTGCATTGATAAGCGATAACGCTTGATTGCAAATATCAGTAGGTGTCATTTGTTCCACCTTTCTATAAAAAAAGAGGGATGCATAAGCACCCCTCGTTCAATTATTCAGCAGTTTCTTCCGCTTTCTTACCAGTTTTCTTGGTTGTAGGTTTTACCTCTTGGACTTCCTCTACTTCTGCGACTTCTTCTGCACCAACAGTTTCAAACAAATCTTTGAAGTAGTCTTTATCGTATTCAGCCACTTCTTCTTTTGTAAATTCAACTGTTGTTCCCTCTTCAATTAAACCCTTTGTATTATGATAAAGGGTTACTTTTGCAACGTATTCCATATTAGCCACCTTATTTAATGTTAATGCCACTTGTCAAGAATGCGGAGATTTGACCGCCAGTCATATTGTTTGCGTTGATGCGGATGTATTTCTTACCACCATTAGCCAAACGCACTTTGTATTCTGTACCAGCTGGTGCATTAGCTACCATTGTAATGCCATGCAACAATACCGCATCAGCCATATTATCTTTGTCGGATGTATAGACATTAAACAATGGTGTGCCAGTTACTGTTTTGTCGATGCGAATAACAAGGAATAAGTTAGGGTCAGCATCGCCACCATTACCATTCATCACTACATCGGAGTTAGTGTTTGTTGTAATGTCTTTTTTGAAAAAGAATGTATTTTGAGTATCAATAATCATATATCTTTATCCCCCTATTAATTAAGCAGTAACTCGTGCTTCTGTGGAAAGTAATGCATCGATTTTACGAACAGGAATGCCGTTAGCACGTGTAACCATTTTACCCATTTCCATATCTTCTGTGATTGTAGAACCATGTACTTTGTTCTTTTGCAAACGTAAGAATGTACGCAATTCTTGGTTCATGTACCATACAGGGCGGCAGCCTGTAAGAGATTGCATTCTTTCTTCTGCACGGATCATCAAATTAATCAAATTAGGACCTGCGGAAATATCTTCCTTAATGGATTTCATATCGATATTTGCGATACGTACAACATAGCGCCAATCACGAACACACAAACCGATGTTTTGTTCAAAGTGAGTGCGATATGCCTCGAATAAAGATCCATCAGGCTTAGTGATTGTTGTTCTGCCCTTGTCTTCTTGTTGCAAGCCAGCCTCTGTACCACGTGGATAGATACCATGTACAGTAAGAGGACCCCAACCTACAAGCCACATGGATGCAAGGTTTGCAGTACCACCAGCATCGATAATGTTTTTAGCGCTATCAGCTTTCTTAGGGTCTAATGTGTTGAAACGTGCGGACAAACCAACGAATTTTTCAGGTGTGCTTTCATCACCATAGAAAATAGTACGTGCGATTTCTTGCCCCATAGCCTCAACAAATGCAGCATCTTCTGTAGCACGGAATGCCACAGGGTCATTAGACAATTTAACCAACTTAGCATCTACTTCGGAGTAAGCCTCCAACATACCGCATGTGTCGGTAATTTGTTTTGTAGTAGATTTGCTAGGTTGTACACCACCATAAAGCATGCGCCATGTAGCCTCAGGTAAGCCAGTACGTACAGTTGTTTTGTTAGACGTACCATCATTACATTCAATCATTGTCATGTCTTGAACGATTTCGTTAGATTGGTTTAATTGTTCAATGATTTGTGCGATTTTTCCGTTAGGATCCATACGCTTTTGCAAATCAAGTAAAGTAGGGTTTTGTGTACCGATTGTAGCCATAAATTAGTTTTCTCCTTTTATTTAAACATACTCGGATATAAATTGCGTCTGATTGCATCTTCTGATTGAGTACTGCCAGTTGGTTGACCGCCACCAACGTTGTTATCTTCACCAGCCATACCAGCAATCTGTGCAAATAGTTGGATGATTTCTACACGATTACCTAAGCCATTCTCGGCTAGTAACTCACGGATATTAGGAATAGCCTTTTCTACAACTTCAACACCAGTTGCAGCCTTACCAACTGTTTCCTCGTATTTATTTCCTAACACCTCTTTTGTGTGTTCTGCGTAACCTTTATACTGTTCAATCAAAGCATCTTGTCTTTTCTCTTCATAAGCAGTTACAAGGTCAGTAGCGTACTTGTTACCAAACTTAGCCATCTCGACTGCTTGGTCTTGCGTAGCACCTACGCTATTGAGTAGCTTAGAAAAGTCAGCTGCGATTGTTTGGTCTACTTCGCCACTATCAAAGGCTTGTGTAAAGTCATACACAGTAGGTTCTGTAGGTGGTTCTTGGTTGCCGCTTGTGTCAGCACTACCACCGCCTAAGATTGTGTCTTGGGTATTCGTGTTAGCATCCGTAGTAGGTGTACTACTATCTGCACTCGTTGTGTTATCATTCGTGCCTTGCGTTAAATCTTCTGCCATAGTCATTCACCTTTTTCCTCTAAATTTTTAAATAGTTTTTGTTGATTGATATATTCCAGTTGTGCTTGGTGGTATTTAAGTACACCCTCAACACCATCACCGATAGCACCAAGCATTTGCATATACTTTAGACCTACACTTCTTTTCCCCTCGTTGAAAAAGGTTTCTGAATTGCCAGTAAACGAACGCTTTAGAATGTCCGTATTGTCTAAAAGCCTACAAAAAAACCACCTACCAAGTTCAGTACTTAGTACGTGGTTAAGTGCATCGATATCACGATCACGAATATAATCTTGTTTTGTTTTACTCATCTACACCCCCATACCCATTAACTGTTGCATTACTGGGTTTCCGTCATTGGCTGCCTCTGTTGCTTGTTTTGCAGCACCAGCCATTTGAGGTGCTAGTTGTGCCATTTGAATTGCTTGTGCTTGTTCTTCTTGCTCTTGTTGTGCTTGTTGTTGTTGCGCCATGATTTGTTGATACTCGTCATTAGAACGAATAACCTTAATCGGTACACCAAGATTTACACCGTAAATATCAGCTGCCTCTTCAAAGTTAAACTTCTGAACGATGTTAGCATTGCCCTGTGCTAATGACATAATGAACGCATAGTACTGTTCAATATTTACCAATGAAGACATTTTCTGTGCTTGTGCTAGCGGTGAGATGTATTCAATCTTTACATCTAAGCCGTTTAGCATTTCCGCTACTTCATCGTCAATCGGAGGGAATATTTCAGCCCTATCCAAGATGCCATAAGTACGTTCAATGATTGGGTTCAAGAACTCACTTTGTAAGCGTTCGACTACAGGACCTAACTGTTGCATCTTTTCTTGTGTACGCTCCATAACCTCACGTGCGGTCATTTGCCCTGCATCTAGGTTATCAAGCATTAAGAATAAGTCAGCGCTATAAGCACGTTTTATACTTTCAGATACGAATTGTATCTTAGCTTGTACGTTTGCAACATCAATTCCTACACTAAATATCGGTTCAACTTTACCGCCTGTGTCAACTTCCGTTACACCACCTGGGAATAGATTTACACTACCAATAACATCAGATGTAGCACTCATAGGTGGTTTAATACCTAGTTCGATTGCCGTTACTAAATCTTTTTCAAGTAACTGTAACATCTGTGCATCTGATTGTGCGAACCATGCACACCCTTTGCCATAACCGCTTAGATCATGTGTAGTGTGTCTTGCAATAGGTATCGCCCATTCTTCAAATCCACTATGTCTTAGCACTTCATCTGTGTTACTACCCTCTACCCAGTAGATAGAGGAATAAGGCATATTTTTATTGCCTAGCTTTCCATTACGTTCTTTGTTAGGCATTACTAACCAACAAACAATAAAGGTACTTGCGTTACCCTTACCCTCATCAAATGCACGTTTAACTTTTTCAGGGCAAGCATTATAACCAAATTCTTCCACTAGTTGGTCAGCAGTCATGCGGTATCGTCTACCAAATGTATTTACATCACCATTACTGCCACACTCTAATGCATATGTACCGATTGGATAAGATGTGAACCTCACACCTACTTTTGCATCAGGCATGATTGACATAGGTGCTTGTCCAAATGGCAACTCCATATAGGTTTGGTGGACTGTGTTGTAGAAATTAGACTTAGCAAATACTGCATACAATATCTGTTCTCTATCGTCTAATACTTCCGCTACCTTACTATTAGCAGCTAACTCAGCATTCTCTAACGTGAGTTTAAACCACTTTCTACTAGGCGGTGTCATGCCACTCATTACACCACTAGCAAAGATTTGGCAACTTTCCCAAGCTACACCATTATTAATCTTATCGGTATGTACTTTTGATTGGTCTTGTTCATCGTCAAATACACCAAGAAAAGGTAGTTGATAATCTCGAATATCTTTCCACCTAGAAATGTACTTTTGACGATTGTCGAACATTGCCTTAAACTTCGCCTTAATTTTCGTGTAATCACGTTTTTTAGGTTCTGTGTTAGTTGGTTGTCTAGCAAGCGTTGATAGGATAGTTCCTTGCATATCTAACCCCCTAATGTTGTTTTAGTGCCAGTTGCCGTAGATAAGATAGTACTTTCAAAACCTTTCTTACCTTTCTTTTTCTTTGCATACCAATCTTCACCAGTTGTTGTAGTAGCATCATCCGTTTGTACAGTTGGTGCTGGTGCTGGCATTGGTGTGTTAGGCATCTTATTTTTCATGCACATTTAATCACCCCTTATCGTTTAAATGGATCATACTCTGTATTCGCATGAACCCTACTCCCTACATTCACTTTTTTATTGACCCTGAACGCAAAGGTCAAGGCTAATGCATCGCCTTTATTTGGAGATGGTAAGCCACGTTCTTTCATGTCCTTTTTGCTTTCAAGTTGTATTCTGCCATTCTTATCGATGATAGCCTCAGGACTTGTTAAATCGTCATATAAGCCTTGGTCTGTAGGTGGAATGGAACCGCCCTCTTTTAGCCATTCTTTCATCTCCCCCCACATATACGCTCTCATATTTAGATACATATCATTAGGACTAGCACCACCAAAGGCAACTAATCGCCATTTTCTCCCCATTGATTTACCGATACTGTATATACCAGTTCCGTACCCTTGGTCAATGAATACTGCATCTGCTTTATATTCATCCTCAAATTGGGCAATGAGGTTAGCCATTCGCATATCATCGTCATTCTTTTCAATAGTTGCCAAACACTTCATGGAGTAGCCATTACGCATTACTATTTCTAACGTATCGCCGCCAGTCCATGCAGGGTCTACACCGATAATTACAGGTAGGTTGTTAAATTGTCCTACTTTGTACATTCTCTTTTGTGCTTCATCTACAATTGTTGCGGATATGAATTGTGTATCAGATGCACTAGGGAATATCCCTCGAACACGAACCTTTACAAAGTCGCTATCCTCACCATGAATATCAACCCATTCTTGCAATTTAGCCTTGTTTGAGATTTTAACAGTACGGCTATCAATCTGATATGTAGTCCAGTAGTTACGATGTTTTCTGAAACATTCTCTAAACCTACCGCTATTACGTGTAGGGTTTCCGAACACACACCATATAATCTCGGTTTCCTTATCCGTTAATGCACCCTCTGTTACTTCCCATATCTTATCGGAAATAGCTGATGCCTCATCAAATATGATAAGTATTCTGTTACCTTGATTGTGCAAACCAGCGAATGCCTCTGGGTTGCTTTCACTCCACGGAATAGCATCTATCCGCCACGTTTTCTCATACTGTTTATCAGCACTAAACAATGCGGTAGCAGTATAGGTGAATAGTTCTTTACCTATGAATAGGTTGTACCACTTATTCAACTCAGCCCAAGTCTTAGACTTTAACTGTGTATCAGTATTAGCGGTTACAACTCCCCTTGTATTCTCATGTGTAGCAATAGCAAATAATATCAACAATGATGAAAAAGCGGACTTACCAATACCATGACCTGATGCAACTGCAATTTGTATTGCCTTGGCTAACGTCTTACCTTTACGTAATTCTTCGCCTATTTTCTTGAAAGTCTTAACTTGCCATTCATCAGGACCATCAAAGTTTTCAAGTGGTGTTCCTTTTTCTCCCCACGGAAAAGCAAAATAAACAAAGCCTAACGGATCATGAGTGAACGAACCCAACGCATCAATCAGTTGTGCCTTGTTGTACTTCATCTGACTTCACCCTTGCTTGTTTCATCCTATCGGATATATCAATCTCTATTTCTGCATCAAGTTTCACCTTATCAGTAAATAGCATATGCCGTTTACCTAGGAGTTCAGCTGCTTTCGTTTTATCGGCAACAGATACATCTAAACCAAACGCATCTTTTTCTTCGCCACGCACAACCCTAGTCAGATATTCCAACACTTCATCAGCCGTTGCGATTGTGTCTTTGCTACGTTCGTTCATGACTGCATCTATATATTGGCGCACGTTTATTTTTGTTAATAACTGACTACCCTTACTTCTTGCCGTCTTTTCCGAATATCCAGCAGTAATTGCGCTTTGTGTTCCGTTGGTGGTCTTAACGTATTCATCAGCGAATATGCGTTCTTTCTTAGTTAGTTTTTGTGCTAATTCTTCTATATTCGTCAATGTTACTCACCACCTTTATATGTCTTAACTAAAAAAAGTAACACCTCGTGTTGCTTGGTGCTACTGTACTCATTTTCTTTCTTATAGAGTTGTCCTTGTTTAAAGGTCTTACCCTTTTTGTACTTATGAGGAAATGTTAGTTTGTACTCTTCCTCTGTGTACATTCGACTGACAATGTATATCTTGCAAGGCTTATCATATTTGCTCCATGATTGTCTTGTGTCTACTACATATCGTCTACCATTCATCCGTAATGCGGTTAATAGCTTTCTTATTGTTGGTTGGTAATTCACATCCAACACCACACAATACCAATTAAGATTAGTACTGCACATACTATAGCTAAACAATCAATGATCGTTAGCATCTTATCGCCACGATGCTCATATGCGTATTTTGCTTTAGCCTGTAGGTCTTTGTTCTTCAAGTCCTTTGCAGCACGTTTGAATAAATCTCTATCTTCTAAGAATTGTTTAATCACTTTAATCATTTCAATACTTCGCCACCTTTCCTTTTTAACTTGCCATGCGACCTAACACATAGTCCATAATTACCTTTACTTGCACCGCCACAAGTAATATATATTTGACATAAGCCGTCATATTCTATTGTCTTTGCGGTACAGATGCCGTTCTTATTGTTAAGGCATTTCTTTTTACAACACATTACATCTGTCATAATCTCCCCTTTATGATAGATTTATGCAAGAAATGGAGTATCTCCACGTAGATATACCCCATTTTGTGATAAATTTATTCTGTTTTACTGTATTAATCACTCAAAACCACAACCCATTGACTATACACAGTTACTATTATTAGCACTTTGTGTTTCATCGGTTGCAGTTTTCAATAATCACTCAAAACTAGGTGCGTTGGTGATATGACAATTTATACTATTTTCTGAGGTTCAACTATGAATAAAAAAACAAAGTTGTAAAAGAGAAACACACCTAGTTTTCAATGATTACTCAAAATTGTATACCGCACAATTAAAGCCTAAGCACGTTCTAACCTTTGTTAAAACGCAAATGCGGTACACACTTTTCAACAATCATTACACACTCAATACCAACAACTAACAATTTGATGGATCGTAATCGTGTTAGGTTAAGTAACAACAAGAATATGAATAAGTTTCTTTTGGAGGCTGCTAGTTGTCAGTATTCAATGTGTAACCAATAAAGGGTAAGTTCGTATCTATGAAAGTGATAATGTATAAGCTATGCTTGATGATATTCGACTTACCCTATATCAGTTTGCAGTAGTTCTACATATAAAGTTTTTGTCTTAACACTTACTTTCAAATTGAAATTAGAAAAAAGTATAGTGTTTCACTCACCAAATCAAATATGGTTGCGCTGCTACTCTGCGACCGTTAGCGCTATACGTTCCATTTCGCCCATATACAACAAAGGCACGCTCTTTTATGGGCGTGCTTGTTGTTGTGTTTGATTTATCCTAAGGAAAGAGTGAGTAGTAGTCGCTTAGTGGCAACTTCTACATATATATTATACCTAATAGCAAACTATAGGTACACGGACAATCACGGACATTTGCGGACATTACTGGACAAGTTTACGCCCAAATTCCAATAATGCCTTTTGCTTGTATCGTTTCGCCTGTTTCGTGGAGTAACACCCAATCATTTTATACGCATCTTCGCTTGTATTGTTTAATACAAACTCATAACGCAATATGATTGCCCCTAGTTTTTCATCTAGGCTATCTATCTTAGTGATCGCATCGCATTTTAATTTTGACAACTCATCAATACGCTTATCACGTTCTGCTACTGTATCAAGAAATCTTGCTACGCTACCCTCTAACCCTTGCGGAGTGCCACCGCCTGTTACTCTATCCTTACTGTAATCAATCGCACCTATAGATGTAAGGTTTGCTCTTAACTGATTGATTTCTTCCTTGATAGATGCAATCTGTACATCAATTAACTTAACTGGTTGTAGATACTCAACCGCTTTTTCTATTAGTTGTTTTTCGTCTAATTCACCCAAATACTCACCCCCAATATAAACGCTAAAAACATCATGATTATCACCGCACCTAATATAATTGCATTTTTAGTTCCAAACTTTATATCAACAAAGTTAATCAATAATAAAGTAACTATAGATGCAATACCACTCACAAGAAATGTTTTAAGCATAATCTATTTATACCTCTGCTAGTTTTGCGTATTTCCATGAAGTAACACAATATTCCTTATTGCTAACACTCCACGATGTAGCACCATTATCCCAAGTATAGAATGTATTGTTTTGTACTTTAGCAAAATATTTTTTAAACCAGTTGCATCCATCAAAACTAACTAATACAGGTGTATCAACTGCCACTTTCGACCAATCAACAATACCTAATTCTTCTGCAATGTTTAACACTTCATTCCGCTCTATTTGTGGCATTATTTTACTTATGTTATTAATACACTTTACACGGCCACCACTATTTATATCTAATATACCATCATTCACAACTGGTCTTTCTGTTGTTATAAATGCAATATTACCAACACTCTTAACATAATATTTCCACCCATCATCATATAGTTTTTGAAGTAACCACTCTCTACCTTGTTTATCATTAATCATCTTCTACCTCACTATAATTCTTTTCAAATTCGTTTGCCTCATAAACTTTAATTTTATCTTTATGGTCTTTAACAACATAATCACCTTCAAAACATTCGATCACTTCATTATCTGTTGTGATTTCTAATGATGCTTTTTCATACCAATCAATACCAATTACATCACCAACGAATTCAACTACTTCAATAGCATTATTGCCGTTGTATTGTATAGCTTGGATTTCACTAACCCTTTTCACATATCTTTTAGACACTTTCTATCCACGCTCCTCTATCCTCATTCCATTTAAATTCAACTACATCATACAAATCAAAATCATCAATATTTTCACTTACCTTACCGATATAGAACACATCTTCTTCACTCTCTACCGCAAGCTGGCACAAGAAATAAAATGCATCTTGATAACTTTGAGGTGCGATGTAAAAGTCGGAGTGTTCAACATAACCGCTATAAGCCGTCATATCAACCACCTAATGTTGGACATTCACATTCCCAGTAATAATCGTTGAATTCGTACACCTTATAAAATACATCCTCACCACAACGATTAACTTCAAATTCTTCAACAAAGTTACACCCAGCCTCATAGCACTTACCACGTATATCAAGATTGTACTTTTTTGCTAGTTCATTATAGCCTTGTCTTTGAACATTCCACGCATGATTTAGCTTGATTATAAATAAACCAATTCCATCATCATCACAAAACACTTCATAATTGGCTCTTGATACATCATCACTCTCAACATATGTACGTACCAAAGATTTTAAGAATGTAGTTTTCTCTCTCATACATGGATTTAACTCATTTTCAACAATAAATGGTTCTGATTGTTCAAATTCACATTCAATAAACCGTTTCAAAGCTAGTAATGTTCCTCTGAATTTAACCCAGCCTTCACACCAATTTGCCATTTTACTTACCTCTTATGATAGGGCGGATATTTCACCGCCCATATCCTTTAAACTCTTTCACCAATCAAAATTACATCATCACATTCTTTTTCAATAGCTACACACATTACATCAACAATATCATTGTTTGCCATTAGCAATTTAACATCGCTTTCTCCAAATTGATGTTCATCAATCAAAGTGATTAATTCATTCCATGTCATTTTATTATCACCCAATCATCAACCAATACACCATTAACGAAATCATAACTACCATTGATAGCATTAGTAACGCTGCACACATTAATGCACCATTACGTTCCATGTCATGCATACGTTGTAGTTTTTTATCGTTGCGATCTAATGGCATTTTTCTTAACTTAACAGTATAAATCGGACTACACATTATTTACTCGCTTTCAATGTTTCCACTTCCGCCACTAATTGAGCAACCAATGTTTCAAGTTCTTTGATTTTGCCTTTGTGGTTTAATTCGTATTCAGAACCTTTACCCAATCGGAAGTTCACACTAGCATTTACCATTTTTTCAGAACCAAGTGTACCGCCTACGCTAAACATAACGTGTTCGTTCGGTGCATAAAAGCCGCCCAATGCTACCGCACTATGTCCTTTGTAATGACCATAACCAACGGAGAATGTCATTTTATCGTCTTTGTTATAGCCTAGATAATGAAGTGCTGATAACGCTGCATTCGCTGCACCAGCTTTACCAATTTCACGTTCTACATTTCGTGTCATACCACGTTCTAAACTTTCAATTCGGTTTTCATGGTTTTCCAATACATTCGCATGGTCTACTAAAGTTTGTTCATGTGATTGTAATTGTTGTTCATGGTCATTAATGATCGTTGCATGATTGTTGATTACTGTTTCATGACGATTAATAGCATCTGTATTATTCTTGATGTTATTTACATTGCGGTCTACTCTGATGTTTAGGCACTTAATATCTTTATCGTGTTTCACTAATTTAGCACCCATAGATGCGATTTCATCGTAGGCAGCATACAACTGACTGCCGTTGACTGCATCTGTAGATGCTGCATCAACTTGTCCAGCTGCTACATTTGTAATTTGGCGTGTATAGTGTTTAACACCACCAAACCCTGCTCTATCCTTAGAACCAACGCTCACTACAGATTGAGGGTTATCACCAGCGAATACATGAGTTACACCATTCAATACTACTTGGTGTGTTGGTACTGCATCATCTGTTACGGAATTAGTACCCAATGCCACACTGTTGCTTTTGTCCGCTACTGTGTTATTCCCAATAGCGTAAGCATCCCATGCAGTAGCTTTACCATGAGTGCCTACTACTGTTGCACCCTGACCAGCGGTTTCGGAGTTAGCACCGATTACCACTTGTTCTTGGTTGCTATTTGTTTTGTTGTTATAACCGATAATTGTTGTTTGGTTAGCACTTACTGTTCCGTTATTGCTACCGATAACGGTTGTATCGTTACCGCTAACTTTGTTATCTCGACCTAAAACGATTGTGCTTGTACCTGTAACTACAGTATTCACACCTAATGCTGCGGAGTTGTAACCACTAACCACAGGTGCAGTAGTGTTTGGTTCTACTTGACCTACTACCAAACCATTCGCAAATGTGCTACCTGTAACTGCTGCCATAACCATTGTTGCTAATACTAATTTATTGTTCATGTTGAATTTCTCCTTTAAATTAATTGTTTTCAAAAATTTATTTGCCTGTGCTGCCATAACCACCAGCACCACGTTCTGTTTCGCTTAACTCATCTACTTCTACTACATCTACCATTGCTACTGGCACGATGATTAATTGTGCGATGCGATCACCTCTAAATATCATGTAATCGCTACAAGATACATTTTCATATGCAATACTCAATTCGCCTCTATAGTCAGCATCAATAACACCTACACTATTGGCACATCTCAATGGTGTTTTGCTCATGCTACTTCGTGGCACAAGCAACCCCATGTGTCCTTTCGGTATCTCTACCGCTACCCCTAAAGGAATTTTCTTTTGACTATCAGCAGGCACTTTGATGTGAAATGGACAATACAGGTCTAACCCAGCTGCATCTTCACTACCTCTTGTTGGTAGTTGTGCGTATTCACTTACTAACTTTACTTTCATTCTTTCTCTCAAAATTCCACCCCACTATTAATCAATGCACGTTTGATTGTTTTGTAATTTGCACCAACTTGTAAACTAATTTGATTTAATGACATTCCAGATTGATGCATTTTTAATAGTGAATTTTTATCTAATTCACTTACACGTGTATAAGATTTTTGCTTTTGCGGTTTAGTTCCTACTAACCATAAGCAACATAAAGCCTTGCCAGCAGTTATGTTTCCATATACACACGCTGCTAGTGCTAACCAATTAAGGTTATTATCAGGCACAAACTCACTCATATTAACCGCCATTCTCGTTACTCCATTCACTTTCTCTATAAATTCGGAAGAAGTCATCCGCACTCATTACAACTAAAAACGGCTTATACTTTCTTTTCCATGCAACTATAGGTATTTCTCCTTTGCCAGCAACTTTTGCATCCCTATTGGCTTGATTATATGCATCATATACATTTAGCTTTTCTACGCACTTAACCTCTTGGTGGATGTTTGGCAAACCTATACAATCAGCTGCATCACCTGTTTTACCGCAATATTGTGCAGTTCTACGGACTTTATCAAACCCATTCTCTCGGCACACATCTCGCCATAGTCGCTCGCCCCTTGCTCCTTTTTCTTTACTATTTATTGGCAATGATCATCACCCCTCTACATATTGCTCACATCGTTTCAAAATATCTTTTACTAACTCCAACGGAATATGCGACCTTGTGTTATATCGATTAATACCAGTTGTATTTAGCTTATTGAATTTAATGGTGTTCCTTATATCATCTTTCAATAACTTCAAATCGATATTGCTACCAAACTTTGTTGGTTTCTTAACTGGGTAATCATAGTTGTTGTAATAGGTTAAATTCTCATAAGGAACATCAAACCCTATTACATTTGCTATGTATTCCCATATCCGCCCATATGCAGGGTTTTCTATTACGAATACTTTAGGTTGATAACGCTCAATGATTTTCAATGTGTTGTAGATACACATTTCACCATTGATACGTGTTAGGAATGACTTATCATATTTAAATTGGTAGTTTTCATAATCGATGTGATTTCTGATTGTGAATTTACTGCCCTGTTCGTATTCACCAAATAGGTTTATAGTCATGTCCTTTTCTTGTTTCCAGCAAGCATTTCCGCCTTTCATCGCACTTGCCACACTCCAACTTTCGCACGGTGGACTAGCTAGAATAACATCAGGTCTATCTAGCTTGTCCAACTGTTCCCATAATGCGTTGGGTTTATGCAATGTATTAACTGCAAGGTCTTGGTTTATACACGCATCACCAATCCCTATTGATGTGATCGTGTGTTGCCCCCCCCATATTCACGTTATATTCATCTACCGCTTGACGATAACAGCCATTACCATCATCAAATAACCCCCAAATGTTCATTTAATAAACTCTTCCTGTCAATTATTTCTAATCCGCCTGCCTTTAATTCTCTTACCCATTTCCCAATTTCTATAGGTTTTTTGTTTTGTTCCCTGCACTCATCTACATATAACTTTCGCCACATCAAGAGTTCTTCTCTATACACTCTCATATGTTATTTGCTTTCTTTCAATCTGAAACTTTCCGTAATAGGCACACCAGCCTCTGTTGGAATGTAAATAATTTGGTCTTTACTATCTTTCAATGTGTCAACCCATAACCAATGAATGTATGCCTCATTACCTTTCAATGATTGACCGATAATTTGATTGGCTTTTGCAGTACCCTCTGCACGTTTCACTTCTGCTTGTGCTAGGCTTTCAGCACTATCTAGTTTTGCTTTAGCCTCTAATACTGCAACTTGTCTGTTCTGTTCCGCTCTAGCAAGTTCTGCCTCACCAGCCTTTTGTTGTTGCCATATCATATACATCGGCACACCAAACGCAAAACTCCAAACTATCGCACCAATCATAACTACTACCAATAAAGCTGATACAATCTTATTCATGTTTATTTCTCCTTTTTAATCAATCACACTCTCTATTAATACTCACGCCTCGATTTCTTCTACTTCGATAATGCAGCCTATAGGAGATGTAGCTACTAATATTCCGTTTACATCCTCGAACCATATGCACTGCATTCTTCCGTCAAGCGATCTTCCTAAATCTCTTGTAAAATTTTTTGTTGTTTCATAATCTTTCGTTACATAAATCCTAACTCCGCTATTTGCGAATACTGTAACCCTAACCATACAATCACCTCTTAGAACGGAATGTTTTCATCTTGCGGTTGTTCAAAACTATCAAAGTTACTAGATGCAGTTTCATCATTTGTTAAGGATGTACCTACAAAGTTAGCAACTACTTCTGTTACATATCGTTTTTGTCCGTCTGCCGTTTCATAGGAACGTGTTTGTAATCGCCCCTCTACAAACGCTCTATTGCCTTTTCTCAAATTTCCAATGCTTTCGCCTAGCTTTCCCCATGCTACGCAATTAATGAAAGCGGTTTGCTCTTTTGTTTCACCATCGCTTGTTGTGAAAGTATTGCTTGCTGCCACATTGAAAGTCGATACTGCTTTTCCGCTTTGTGTATAGCGTACTTCTGGATCACGTGTAAGATTACCTAAAATTTGTACTGTATTCATTCAATTCTCCTTTAAATCTTTTGTTCGATGCACATTGTTCCTTTGTACACCTTGATGATTTCCTCTAGGCTTTCAAAAGTTCGTGCATCAGCTTTCATAATCATTTGCATCTGTTGCGTTGCCTCTTCTTGCGTATCTACATTTAGAGGTATCTCAATGGTGATAACCATCTTTCGTTTTTTACTTAGCATTTATCCCCCTTACCAATAACTAAGCTGGTTTAGTTCAGCCTCTACATCATCAATAAACACATCGTAGCTAGGGTGAATATGGCAATCGACTGTTGCCTCATTCCGCATGATTTCTAGCAAGTTTTCAATCTTGGTTCTTGCTTGTGCCTCATTGTTAGCTAGCACTTGAAAGCTAACATTGAATGATACATTCACGCTTACATCAAACTCTTTTACTCTTTCCCTCACGTTTAACCCCCTATTGCCTGTTTCAGAAGTTCCTTACCACTATCTGATAAGTTACTTTGTTCAATTACTTTCGCTACATCTACTGGTTCTTTGGCTACCTCTACTAAGTTACCAGTTACAGTCATTTCTATTTGCTTTTGACCAGCACCAATCAATGCACGTTCACGTTCTGCTTTCTCTCTTGCTTTAAGTAGCAAGTGATTGTCTTTAATCGAATTTGCCATTCGTTGTCGGTGTGTTTCACGTTCCGCTAATTGCTCGTAGCATCTAATGAATTGTGATCTACAACTTGCCTCGTTATATTCATTCCCCATTCTAGGGTTAAACGATGACCATATTGTATTTGCAGCTTTTAAGGTTATACCTTGCAAATGCTCTTTTCCATGTTCAAAGCCATAAGCACCTACTGCTTTAATGACTTTTTCCCATTCGCTTTGTGCGATTGGTAGTTCCTCATGTGCATTTACAAAGGCACTTAATGCGGAACATTCCTCTCTGATTTCTGCAATGCTAGGTAAGAACTTACTGCGTTTTATTAAATTAGCCACCGCTTGCTCCAATGTAACAGGGTTAATATCAGCAAGCATAGATACATACAACTTCATACGTTCTTTTGGAATATCAGTAGACCACGCTATCTGTAACATCGATAGCGCCGTTGTTGTCCTCAAATTGTTCGTTTGCATACTCATTCATCAACTCCTTTACTACGTTGATTGCATCTTCCTTGCTATTCTTTTTAGAATTAGGTTTTCTGTATTCGCTACGCTCCCAAGTCCTAACCGCTGCTTTCCAATCTTTCATGGAGTTCTTTCCTACTTTCCATCCATTGCTTTCGTAGTAATCAAAGAAATGTTCAGCGTTTACATTATTGTTACGTTCAATGCAGTAGTCTTGTATTTCATCAATGGTAGGTTTAGTAAAAGTTTTACGCTTTGGTGAATGTGGTTTCTCACATTCGCCCTCTATATCTAACCTATCCTTACCTAACCTATC